AAAAAGCAGGCATCTCTAATTTTCCAAAGAAAGATGTCAATATAATTGTGGCAATTATTATAGATGGACCATTTGAACCATTAATCCTATGTTCAAATGGTTGTACTCTATGGTATAGCACAGTTATGAAAGATTTCCAGAAAACAACTATGAAGTCTAAAAAATGGAAAAACCTAACTCATGTTCCTTTAGACATATCAAAAATTAAATTCCAAGCCGGAGATATTGTAAATGGTAGAAGTGAATTTAAAAATTGTCAAGGATATATACTTCATGACCCATCAACAACTAGGTATCTTAAAACTCTAGCATTAACCTATTATACAGGTTATCCAGATACTGGAAGATTCGACAAATATTTTATGGCAGATGCAATTTTTGAGTGCATTCCAAATCCAAGAATTTCACCTTCAGAGCAAACTGAACTGGGAGTGGTAGAAGGTTATGTTGATTTCCATGGTGGAATTATTCCATGTATGCACAACAGAAGCTTATTGAAATTTATCAATGAAAGGGGAAGAATTGATGTTTAAAATTCATATTAATGATGAAAAGACAGACTTACCGGAAGATGATATATTTTATATCGTGGCGAAAGAAGGTATATTTCTAAAAAAGAAACTGGGAATTATGGAAAGTATTGCCCCAGTTAAAAACGTATCAACTTTGCAAAGTATTGCTTCATATGCAAGAATGCATATTAATAAAATTCCTAGTACCACATTCGCCAAAATTGTAGATTTCTTCAAGAAAGTATATCAGCAATTTCATGGAGAAGCTATAGTTTTATTATTTTATAATGAAGAAACAGGAAAATATAGGATTGTTCCTCCACATCAAAAAGTTTCTGGTGCTGCACTTCAATATAATCGAGGTGTCTCTATTGAAGGTTGGACCATGATCGGAACTATTCACAGTCATGGAAGTATGTCAGCATTTCATTCCGGAACTGATCATGACGATGAAGAAACATTCGATGGTCTTCATATTACAGTAGGTTATGTTACAAATGATAAATTTAGTCTATCAGCATCCATTATCGCAAATGGTTTTAGGGCAATGGTTGATCCTGAAGATTATATCAATGGTATAAAGAAGGTTTCTGAAATTGATAAACCAGTAAAACAATATTTAACAAAAGTCTATAAATATATAGATGGAAAACTACAGGTTGATGAAGCAGCCAGCAAAACTACAACAGGCCGAGAATTTGATAAGAGGTATATATCATTAGCTCCTCCAAGCAAGAGTTCTTGTAATCCAAAATGGTTAAGTGTTGTCGAAAAGCTTACATATACATACCATCGCCCAAGAGGATATGCAGGGTTTGGAAACAGACAACCATTTAACTATAGAGGTTATGGAGCACATTATGACCCCCATGCTTGGAGACAAAGATATCATCAAGGTAAATTTCAACCTCATAATTTACCTGTTGACAAAAGTAAAAATCTATCATTACAGGCATCAAATCAAGTTATTATTGATAGTACAGAAGAGTTTGGAGATATTACAGAGCTCTATAATGCTGAAAATACAATACCATGCTTAACCTGTAAATTTAGAGGGGAAAAGTTATTATTAGAAGAAGATGATGAGTTTGCTGAGACTCTCATATTCAAATGTAAACTATGTAATAATATGGTAACAGAAGATGATCTAACCGAAAATAATTTAAAATGCCCTAACTGTAATACAGATGATCATCTAGAAGTTTTATCAGATGACGAATTAAAATCAAATTATCAAAAATTATCTGTAGATGAATTAAGTGCCCTTCAACCAGATCAAGAAGGGTTTCATATTTGTAAAGAATGTGGAACATCATTTCTTAGACTAGCAAGTGATTTCAAATGTCCATTTTGTAATATGCTCCTTGATACTGATAACGTAGATGATGCTTCAAGTGAAAATTTTAGAGAAGAGCAGATTCGAGCAGATTCAGGACAATATTTGGGTGATCATACTGACGAGGCACAAGAAGAAATCATCAGACAAGCATCTAACCCTGAGCAAATTCCACTACCAGGTCAAAAAGAAGTTTCAATATCAGACGCTCATTCGCCTAGTATAATCAAGAGTATGCTCAAAAAAGTATTTGGCACAAAAGGTAATTAAATGGAAAAATTAGATATTGTTATTGTTGGTTTGGGTGGAGTTGGATCTATTCTATCAGAAAGAATATGTAGATTCTTAAATTACACAGGTAATTTTGAAACCAAAATATTATTGGTTGACGGCGATGACTATGAAGCAAAAAATTATGAACGACAAGAATTTATAAGAATGGGAAACAAAGCAGAGATAAAAGCTAACGAGCTTGAAATTAAATTCTCAGATCTACGTTTCGAAACTTATTGTTATTATATAAATGAAACAAATATTGGAGATGCCATTAAAGAAGGAAACGTAGTGTTTCTCTGTGTAGATAATCATAAATCCAGGATGATAATAAATAATTACTGTAAAAATTTGAAAGATGTTACCTTGATTTCTGGAGGGAATGAATTGACGGATGGAAACGTGCAACTATTTATACGAAAGGGGGGTAAAGACTTGACGCCAGATTTATGTGCATACCATCCAGAAATTGCCAATCCCGAAGATAAGTTACCAGACGAAATGTCTTGTGAAGAATTATCACAATCCGAACCCCAGTTATATTTCACAAATCTGGGTGTAGCTACATTCATGTGTTGGATGTTTTATAATTCTGTTATAAAGCAGTCAACAGAAAAATCTGAAGTATATTTTGATTTACTATCAATGTCTTCAGATGCAAAAGTTCGAACTTTGAAGTGAAATCACAAATAATTGAAAGGAGAAAAATTCATTATGGCTAAGGTTTATACAAGAGCAGAATTGGAAGCAATGACAGACAAAGGACTTAAAAGTCTTTGTATCCATACGTTGGGTATTCATGGAGTAAGCAAAAAACTGAAACATGAAGTTGTTAATACTATTCTCTCTAATCAAAGAAAATCCGGTGCTACAGCCGGTGCTACAGTTGCAAAAACAGCTGAACCGATCAAAGGCGTTGAGTTCTCTGGACACAGCGTTATGACCAAACCGGGTGCACCATTCGGTAAGAAAACAAGCACAACAATTCAGGTATCATGTGGTGCTTCATCAGGTACATTCCCACTGGCCGGGCGGACAGTTAAAGAAGTCGGCGAGTTCCTCAGAGAGGTTCTTAATGTCGATAAACTTTCTACAGGCCTGGTAAACGGTAAGGAAGCTGGTGCCGATTATCAACTGAAACCGGGTGACGCTCTCGAGTTCCTGAAACCAGCTGGTAAAAAGGGATAAATCATCCTGACTAAATTGAGGGGGTCTTCTTAGATCCCCTCAAATTACTTTAAGGAAGGTTACAAATGTTGAAAGAACAAAAAGAAGTATTAGAACAAAATGGTATTGATAAAATATTTTTCTATTATGAGGGATCTCCTATAGCAAAAAATATTCACACAACATGTTTATTGATTAATACAAAAGAACAAAGGATTGAAGCTCGGGGAGTTTCAATCTGTTCTCTTCTAGATACTTTTTCAAGAAAAAAGGGAAAAGATAAATCATCTGGTAGAGCATTAAAAGCATTACTTAATAAACAAAACTTTCACCGAATTAATGGAGAAGGGCGAGAAGGTGAAAAAGTTATAAAAATAATCACAATTAAAAATAAAGCAGATCATGAAAATTTTCTAAATAACCAAGTTCCAGAGTTATCGCTTTTAAATCAACAAATTAGTGACATTGAACCAATTACTAGGAACGGAAAATATATTAAAAAATATAAGTTTGCACTACCAGCAAATTATCCCATAAAAAGAACAAACGAATCATTTAAATATAAATCAGAATTTAGACCAACCCCTGTAAACGAAATCGAGTCTAAAGTATTGTTAAGAAATAAAAACAATTCTAGATAAGGAGAATAAAATTTGTGTATAGAACAGTGACAGTAATTGGTTTGGGAACTCTCGGCGGATTTTTATGTAAACACTTATCCGAGATTGAAAAGATAAAAGAACTAGTTGTTATAGATCATGATATTATAGAAGGTAGAAATGTTTTTAATTCTGTCTATAGACCATCAGACGTTGGTGAATTTAAAGTCGATGCTTTAGCAGATATTATAAGTGATGATGTTACTGTCACCAAAACAAGGATTCGTTACATTGAGGGTGTTACTACATTGCCAAAAACTGATTTAGTTATTGATTGCAGAGATGTTGTTTGCGATCGAGGCAATGAAATTGATGTAAGATTCTATATATCTGGACGGATTCTTATGATTGATTGCCGAAAGAATGTCAGGAATGTATGTGATTATCCAGGGAAATATCGAACACAACTCAATAAAAGTGAAATAAGTAAGGCCGCTTTCTTTGCAGCACAAACAATAATAAGCGGACAATTACATCATATGGTTAAAAATAATATGGTTCAAAGAATTGATTTAAATTTGATTTCATCAGCAATGGATAGATCTATTAAAAGGAATCTCAAAAATAGACTTGATATTATTTATGAACTCACAGACGATTCGCAAAGATTACAATGTGTAGAAGAAAATATAAATCCAATTTTAACTTTGAATCAAAGAGATAATGTTGATGTTTTCATTGGTGGAAAATTTAATTTAACAAATGATTTTTTAGACAAGTTTCCAGAAGAGGCAAAAACAAAATATGCTTTAATCCCAAAAAATTCTTTAAATTCATCTTTAGATGTAATACAATCTTTAACGAGATTGATTAAGAAACAACCCGGCATATCAAATTTTATTGTTACGGTTGTGCAAGATGGATACGATAAACCATATATAGAGTTAATTGAAGAAACCGGAGCAGCTTAATGTTGTATGATTCTGCAATTAGAATAGTATCTGGAAACACAAAACTCTATGAAAAACATTATATCTATATTGGTCAAATAATACCAGAAAGAATAATATCTAAAAAAAATGTTTATAAAATCACATTTCTTGATAAAATATATTTTTTAGATGGTTTAGATGTAGTAACCGAAAATGATAAAGTTAGAAGAATATATTTATTTGGTTTTCATCCAAATCGCGATGAAAACGGTATTTATTGCTTACCAGACAACAAGAAAAATGTTGAGTTTACAAGAGATTATTTTAACATATTACTTTCAAATATAAAGACTTACTATTTTGATAGTTGCTATTTCAAACCACCAAAAAAATTAATTAACTATGTAAAAATGAAATCTATGTATATTCAGCTGAATCAAGGAGATTAGTTATGGAAGAAAACACACTTCAAAAGTATCTGAGATCTTTGATTTCAGATGAGTTAGAGAAGCGAGAAATTGAGCTAAAAGAGGCAGAAGCAAAACAAATTGTTCATGCACTAATGCCAGAAGTTGATAGATTAATCGCTGAAAAAGTAAAAAGTCATTTCGTGGAGTTAGTAAAATTTATAAATGAAAAATTTACATAAGAGGAGAAAGAATGCCAACGTTATTAGATTACGATAACTTTTGTGATAAACTAGAGGAAGTGACCTCTCTAAAAGTATTTGGTAAAAGAAAATTTCATCCAAGTGGTCTATTCTCTGAACAAATATTTGGTCCAATAAAAAATTATACATGCCAATGTGGTACGTATTTTGGCCTCTCAAAATCAGGTGGAAAATGCCCTGAATGTGGTGTGGATATTGTAAATAGTGATGAAAGGCGAAAAAGATTTGCCAAAATCACTTTACCAATTCCAGTAGTCAATCCATTGTTTTATGACCTTATATGTGAACTTGGAGGAAAAACCCTCAAAGGTGCAATTGATAAATTAATGAGAAATGAAAAAAGTTATATGTATATTGAGGGTGATGACCATATTGTAACAACGAGTGAAATAGATGTTCCTAAAGGAAGTAAAGTTTATGAGCGAACTGACGCAATTTATAAAATGATTTATGATTTATCAAAGAGATTTACAGAAGATGGCATAGAAGAATGGCCATATGTATATAATAATATTAAGAATCTATTAATTAGTTATGTTATTGTGCTCCCTCCAGATTTAAGACCTCTATCTTCATCTGGAGGTGGAAAGCACTTAATGGACAAAATTAATAGATATTATGTACAAATATTAACGAAAAAAGATATAATGAGAAGTACAATTCTTGATGTCTTTAGAGATAAGAAAATGTATTACACTTATTTCAAACAATTACAAAAAGATGTCAATGAGTTATATCATAGAATTCTAGAAAAAATAGCAAAAAAAGAAGGATTAATCAGAGGTAATATTTTAGGAAAAAGGATTGATTTTTCTGGGAGAGCTGTAATTATTCCAGACCCAACACTTAATTTAAGCGAGTGTGTATTACCGTATAATATGATCCTTGAAATTTATAAATTACCTATTGCTAAAAGAATTATTGAAATTGGAAAATTTAAATTACTTAATGAAGCAATTGATTTTGTAGATCAATGTATTAAATTAAATTCGCCTGTTTTATTCAATATATGCAAAGATATAATCGAAGGTGAAGTTTGTGTATTAAACAGGCAACCGTCATTACATAAATTAGGAATGTTGGGATTCAAAATAAAAATGACTTTAGATAAAGTCGTTAAGATACATCCTCTAGTTTGTGCTCCATTCAATGCAGATTTTGATGGAGATCAAATGGCGGTTTATATTCCCATTTCACCAGAAGCAAAAGATGAAATAAACCGAAAGATTTCTATTGTTAAAAATTTACATAGTCCAGCAAATGAAAATTTAACTACTATACCAAACCAAGATGTAGTATTAGGAATCTATTTCATTACATCAGATTTATTTGAAAATCAGAAAGAAGGTTTTAAACTATTTAATGATTGCTTGCCTGAAGATTATCCAGAGATAAAAGAGACTGTAACTAAAAAGAAATTGATGGAAATTTTAAATGATATTAAAGATAAATATCCAGATGACGTAACAGTTGAAGTTTTAGATAATATTAAGAAAATCGGTTTTAAATATGCAACCTTATTTGGATGCACATTATCTCTTGATGATTTCTATATTCAAGGTGCAAATGATTTTCGAGATTCTCTATATAAAGGCAAAATACGAGAACAATTAACGTCAATATCAGATCCTAAAATAGTTGATTTTCTTAGAAAAAATTTCAAATATTCTTACATGATTGATTCAGGTGCCAGAGGAAGCTGGGATCAAGCAAAACAAATGCTTTTAACACGAGGGTTTATTTCAAATTTTGACGGTGAAATTTTACCTTTACCAATCAAACATAGTTTATCAGAAGGGTTAACTGAAGAAGAATTTTTCTACTCAACATACGGTTGTCGAAAAGGTCTTCTTGATGTTGCATTAAATACTGGCATAAGTGGATATCTCTCAAGAAAATTAATTTTCACTTGCGCAAATTTACAAATTGATACAGATCTAGAAGATTGTGGGACAACAGATTATCTTGAAGTGGATGTCAAAAATGAATTAAAAGCAAAAATGTTAATCAATAGATTCTATTTAAATAATGATAAACTAGAATTAATTACAAGAGATAATTATAAGAGTTTGGTTGGAAAGATGATTCTATTACGAAGTCCAATACTTTGTAAATCACAAAATATTTGTCATACATGTTATGGAAATCTTTATAAAAGATTAAATAGTAGATTTATTGGAATTATTGCTGCACAAACATTAGGAGAAAGAGGAACTCAATTAGTTCTTCGAACATTTCATACTTCAGGTTCTGCTAAGATTCATGGTGAAACTAGAGACGATATTGGGATGAAACAACAAGATATTATTGGTGATTTAGCACAAGTATCAAAATTACTTCATAAATTTAGAGGAAAAACCTACACAGAAATTACCGAAGAATTATTTGATGTATATGATAAAGATATCTATCATGTACATTTTGAATGTGTAGTAGCACAATTAATGTGGAGTGATTCTAAAAAGTGGAGATTGTTACCAAATCGAGATCAGATAAGACCATCTTATTATAGCGTTCAAAGTGTGCCGAATAAAGAAAGTTGGATTTTAGCAATGGCATTTTCAAACCCAAAAAGAAGTATTTTACAAGGTATCTTACATGAAGGAAGATACTCTGGTATTATAGATAAAATACTAAAAGGAGAAAAAATAACATGAGAGATCCAGCAAGAATTCCAAGGATTTTAGATTTAATTCGTGAAATATGGTGTAAAGCTCCAGATTTAAGATTATCACAATTAGTTATGAATGCTTTAGGGGTTGCTTACGATCCTTATTTCATTGAAGATGATGATCTTGAAAAAGCATTAAAAGAATATAAAAAAATGATTGTACGGGAGGAACCATAGTTGAATATAATTAATCCAATTTTTAAAATACAAAACGACAATAATATTTTCAATATAAGAAAGAAAGAGTTTGAAAATATATTACCTATTGCGACACAGATACTAGAGCCTGTAAGAGATATTGGATTTGAGATCAACGAGGTTTCTCTAAAAGATTCAAGGTTCTCATCAGGCGAATTATCAAAAACAATTAAACAAACTCTAGTAATGAAGATTCAAAAAGGGTCGTCGATAATTAATTTAAATCTATTTATACCCAAATTGGTAGATAACAATTATATGATTATAAATAAAAGGAAGAAAATTCCATTATTTCAGTTATTTGATATTCCGATTGTTACTAGAGGCGAAACAATAAAATTAAGAACCAATGTAGCAACATTAATGGTTTCTAAACAAAAAAGTATGCCATATATTTATGTAAGTTTTTTGGGAAAAAAGATTCCTTTAGCATTGCTATTGATGGCATATTATGGTCCTGATCATATTTACGAAAAATATGAGTTAGAAAAATATAAACTTCCAGAAGAAGAATTGCCTGCTAATTCATCTTTAATGGAATTTTTAATTTATGATTTAGCATTTTATAACGATGAATCAGCAGGTTATACTCAAGATGATTATATCGTTGAGTTAGGAAGAAAATATTCTAGATATAATGCAAAATCTAAAGGTCATGATATTTTATATGCTATTGATCTTATTCCTAAAGTCGATATTATGACTGCCAGATTTTTAACAACAGGTTCAATAATTGAAGAACTTTTATTAGCAATTGAAACAGAGTTTTATGACGATACATTATTTACTAATAAAAGGGTTAGATGTTTTGAGTATTTATTGTTTTCAAAATTATCAAAGATAGTATTTGATCTATGTTTTTCAAATAGAACATCTAAACAACCTAAATTCAATATCAATTCTACACAATTATTATCAGAGTGTAATGTTTCAGATATTGTTCAATTTGATTTTTCAATTAATCCAATTGAAGAATTAACAAAATTATCAAGAATCAGTCTTCTAGGACCAGGCGGATTTAAAAGAGAAAATATTCCAAAACATTTGAGAGATATATGTCCAACGATGTTTGGGAGAATTTGCCCAGTAGATACTCCAGACCGAGATAATTGTGGGGTTCTACAAAACCTTATCCCAAATACTATATTAGATGAAAATTTAAAATTTACCAATGAATATTTGTCTAGACAACCTATTTCGATTCCTGTTTCAATGATACCATTCCTTGAGCATGATGATCAAACTAGATTACAAATGGCTTCATCTCAAATGAGGCAAGCAATTTTATTAAAGAATTTTGATGAACCAATGATAAAATCAGGTTGTGAGCATTTGTATACTGATCAAACTCAGTTTGTTAAAAGAGCAAAAAAGGATGGTGAAGTTATACATATAGACAACAACTATATTATTGTTGTTTACAAAGATAATGAAGTAGATATTTTTGATATTTCGTATAGAAAAATATATGTTGAAAATATGGACTTTATGAATGTATATGTTAAACAGGGAAATAAATTTAAAGCAGGAGATATTTTAGCAGAAAGTAATTTCTGTCAAAATGGTCATATAAATTTTGGGAAAAATCTATTAACTGGTGTAATGGTGCATTACGGAAATAATTATGAGGATGGTATAGTAATATCTGATAGATTAGTAAATGATGACTCTTTAACGTCAGTTCATTTTAAAGATTTATCATTCAATTTACCTCCACATAAAGTCTTACTTTCTCTAAAAGAAGATAAATATAAACCATTACCAAAAGAGTTTGAAACTATCAATATTGGACAACCTTATGCAATAACAAAAAATCTTTCATATGAAGATTTTTATTCAGTATTTCATGAGGAAACAAGATTTGAAGCTGAAAAAACTTTTATAATATCAGAAGTTAAATTATTTGCAAATACCTGGAATGAAGAGATACCTGAGTTTCGTGATTGGGTAGAGATGCAATTAGCAATTCAAAAAGATAAAGAAAAGAATTTAAGAAGAGTCATCACAAATAAATTGCCAAAAGAGGCAGCAAAAACATTTATTCGAGAAAATAATCTTGATTTATTCTCATTTGTTGGTAAATATAAAAACAAAAAAGAGAAAATAAATGGATTGCGAGTTAAAATGATTGGAGTTCATTTTAGAAAAATCAAGGTCGGTGATAAAATTGCAAATCGGCATGGTAATAAAGGAATTATAAGTAGAATAGTTCCCCATAAGAAAATGCCTCAGTTAGAAGATGGGCGTAATCTTGATATTTGCATTAATCCGTTGGGTAGTATTTCTCGTATGAATATCGGTCAATTATATGAATTACATCTATCAATGTCTTTATATGATCTTAAACAGCATCTATTCAAAATGTTTGACGACGAAACTGATCAAGATACCATCAAACAATATTTGATGGACTATATTAAAATTATTGATAAAACAAAAGATCAATGGTATTCAACTCAATTCCTTGAGCAACTACCAGAAACAGTTAATAAAGATTTCATTGACAATCTTACATTGATTCAGGCACCTTTTGAATCATGTAGAGTAGAAGATATTAAGAATGCTCTAAAATATACTGGAACAAAATTTAAGCAAAAACTCTTTGATCCATTATCTAAAATTCATTTACAAAATGAAATAGCTGTAGGATATATTTATTTCTTGAGAATGGTTCATATTGCTGAAGAAAAATTGGCAGCTAGAGGTATTGGAAGTTATGCAAAGCGAACTCTACAACCTTTAGGTGGTAGAAAAAATAAAGGTGGTCAGAGATGTGGAGAAATGGAAACAGCTTGCTTAATAGGTCATGATGCTCCAGTAAATTTATTTGAGTTTTTAACTACAAAATCAGATTGTATTGATTTAAAGAATCGTCATATCAGAGAATATATTGATCCAAATTTTGTAGACGATAAAAAGGAACTAAATATGAAACCAGAATCTGTTAAATTACTAAACTCATATCTAACAGTAATAGGAGTTGATCAAAAATGAGCAGTTATTATAGAAATGCTACTTCCACTAGTGGGTATTCTTCAACCCCTAAATTTAGTATAGAATTTGACGATGACTTCAAAAAACATCTAAAAAAACTTATTAGGCCAGAAAATGAACCGGAAGTCAAAAAGAAGAAAGAAGACAAACCAATTCTTTTTGATCCAAAGGATTTGGTGTTATGAGAAAACGTTATTGTCCAGAATGTGGGGGCGAAATAGTATTTCACTATGAAACCCCCACAAAAGTATATAAAATTGAAAATGAAACATTAGTTAGAGAAGATAATGTTTTATATGATAATCCAGAACTAATACCATATTGCTCAAATGATAAAGAGCACTCTATTGAACCAGAAGGCGAAGAATCTAAATATGAATTCTGGGGTTGGGTTGATAATGTAGAAATGTATTTTAAAGATAGAGGAATTTATGATTTATAGGAGGAAACAATAATGACTTGCCTACCAGATATACAATGTTCAGAACCGAATGTAGCTATTCCTATTAGACAAGTAGGCGTTGAAAACATTGAGGTTCCATTCAGATTAGAATTTAGGTCAGGTGGATTTTGTCAACTAAATGCTAATGTTTCGATTAGAACAAATCTAGATAAAGATACGAAGGGTATTTCAATGTCTAGACTTTTATTAACACTCAAACCCTATTTAGATTTACCTTTAAAACAAACCTTAATTAAACAAATACTTGAAGATTTACGTACTAATATTGGCAGCACAAATAGTTTTATGAAATTTAATTTTCGTATGCCAATAATGAAAAAGTCAATAAAGTCAGATAACGAGTTTCCAATATATTATAAATGTAGATTTGAGGGGCAATTAGAGAATGAAAATTTCTCATTCTTTCAAGGAGTAGTAATTCAATATGCATCATATTGTCCATGTTCTGCTGAGCTTTGTAAACACCTGAGCAATAATAATTCAGCTGGTTATCCTCATAACCAAAGATCATTTGCAGATATTTTAGTTCAGGTGAAACAACCAAACTATGTCTGGCTCGAAGATATTATCGAAACAGTTCAAACTAAAATTAAAACTTTACCTTACCCCGTCATCAAAAGAGTTGATGAACAAGAAATTGCGAGAGTTGCAGCAGAGAATCCATTGTTTGTTGAAGATGCAATAAGATTAATTTCATATCAACTGAATAATATGGGAACTCTTTATGATTGGATAGTAAAATGCAGTCATGAAGAATCAATCCATACATCTGAAGCAATTGCAATTAATTGGAAAGGAGTTAATGGTGGATTTAGCGGGAGAAGATTTTTATGATTGATGTTACAATAAGTTATAATTTGAATGAAGAAGAACTTGAATTTCTTGAAAACCCTTCAACAGATATTCAATTGTCATTATATCAATATGATTTATATAAAAGAAAAGAAAAAGAGATACTTAAATGTATTGATGGAAATACCAGGATAAAAGTTGTGCATTTACCCTTGCAGACTTTGAAAATTCCATTTGTTGAAATTTATACTTTAATAAGTGATATATTCAATAGAACTGGTTGTAATCATTATGTTCTTCATCCAAATGAGGGAATTGATTTTTTCCTTAGGCATATAGAAGATTCAGAACCTTTTATATGTGTTGAGACATTTGCATGGAAAAGAAATAAAAAGCTGCGAAGTCCATTAGAAATAGTTGAAGCATGCCAAACTTATACAAATACCTGGATGACGATTGATACATGTCATATTGAAGATCTTTGGTTTGATCATAGAATAATGCCATATCTGTTGAAATATACAAAAGTGATTCATCTATCAAATAGGTCAAAAGCACTTGGTCAACATATCCCATTTAATCATCCAGATGGAGAATTACCTCTAGTAAAATTTGTCCGAGAATTAAAATATAAATATAACTGGCAAGGAATAATTGTTTTAGAGTATATGGGAGAATATTTTGATAAATTAATAAAAAATCACAATTATGTTAAACGACTTTTAGAGGACAAAAAATGATGAAAAAATTTGTCGAAGATTATTCATATTATTACGAGGATAATCTTCCAGATAGTAAAAGATTTTTCTATAGAAAGGGAGATATTGTAAAATTAGAAAATGGTCAGCGGGGATTTAATCAAAACCATTATACTGACTGGTTTCTAACTGATGAAGATTATATAAAATATTTAAAAAGTCTTCCAAAAGAAAAGAGACTAAGAACAGTACCATTATATGCTGTTCGGCAATATGCTATTATAATTGGAAGATATAGAATAACTAAATATAAATATCGAACTTTTCGTGATTATGGCATTACGCTTATGATGTTATCTGGAAATGGAGTTGGACATATAAGAAGATTTTACGTTTGCACCCCATTTGTTGAGAAACATAATTTTCCTCATAAAAAAATTATTCCATCATTAAAAAATTTTGAAGACATTTTATTATCACATACTGATGACTCAAATGAGGGTCGAGACGAATTAATCTCTGCTATGTCCAAAAAATTAAATAAGGAGAATATATGGATATAGAAACAGTAATGGAACTATATAAAAAAGAAAGAGAATATCAGAAAAAATGTTTTGGAGAATATTCAAAAATTCCATCGTTAAACTTTGCTAGTTTTTTAAATTTTATAAGAACATATTTAGAAAAAGCTGAGAAAGAATACTCAGATGTATGGGATCGTAATTTACCTCCATGGTTATTGGATTGTGAAGAAAAACAGAACTATACAGATACTGCTCCGGTTCAAGCATATGCAGAACTTATTAAAGTAATGGCTTTAGCTGGAGCTGCTTTAGAAACATATACAAATATTAATCCAAAGGAATGGAGAGGCGGTCCCGAAGAAGGAAAAAAATGGTTGAAATAAGGAGAAAAATTTATGCAAGAAAATTTATCTGACATGGTAAAAGGTGGAGCAACAGAGGAGGCAATCACTTTCCATGAAGATGACTTGGATGTTCCAGAGCAAGAGACAAAAGAAACTTCAGAAGAAACTGAAGTAGTGAGCTCTATTATGATTACACCATTAACTGATTGGTTTATCAAAAATGTTGGGAACTTTCATAATATCAAAAGACCTCAAGTTACAATTCAGGGGGTTGATACAAGTCAACAACTTATCATGACTGTATTAATGCCATCGGAAAGCGATGGGGAAGAAAGACGAAAGTTGATTGTATATGACGATGCTCATTTACAACCAGTTCTTGATCTCCCTGCAATTGATATGCAAATTTACAATAATGGATTTAGGATTGTCTATGATTTAAAGAATGGCATATTTATAAAAAGTTATGGAGTCAGAAAAGGTTTGATCTCAGTTTTTTGTAATGATATTGATGATATACTCATTCCATATGGTGTCATAAGAAGTAAAAAGCGAGATACCGAAGTTGATATTATTACCAGAGATCCAAATGAAGTAAGAACAAAGCTAGCAGAAGAACTTGATTTTGAAGCTCTTCAGTTAAGATATAGACAAAGTTCAAAAACTGACGGTTTTAGCACAAACAAAGAAGCAATTGATTGGCTCCTTGAAAGACAGGGTGGGATAGAAGATATTCATCACCACCTTCAAATTGACAATGTTATAATTGATACATTACAATAAATAGGAGAAATAAGCGAGGGAATACTTATATTTCCTCGCTTAACTCTAAATAAATGAAATTAAATAGTAATTTAAAACTGATCCTTAGTGATGTATATGTATATGACATTGAAGCATGTCATTATCAAATCTTAAATAATTTAGGTTTTGATTTATCTGGAATTGATCCTAAAGATAAACTTGGGAGAAATATCCAAATTGGAAAAATGATGAAAGCGAATCCAAGAGTAACTGCATTACTAAGGAATACAACTGAATCCATTATAAATGATTATATCACAAAAAATGATATTAAAGATGATGAAATTGTTATTAGACAATATGATGGTCTTCTTTTAACAAGGACTTTAAAATATACAAATATCGGTCATATTCCTTTAGAAAGAAGAAAGACTTTTCATAAACTAATTTCATCTATTGACAGAAAAAAATATATTGCAATTGATACTGAATCTAAAGTTTCAATTAAGGGTGTTCCAAATAGATACGAATATATTGACAAAATTTATGAGCGTCTTTGTAAAATTGTTGATTTAAATAAAAATTCATTATTTACTCATTTGCAAAAAATAAGAGATGAAATTTTAAACTCTAAAGATGCATCTAAATTTGGAATCCCAAAGAAAAATAAAAAATTTGTTATATTTTTGAATGGATATGGAGAATTAGAAGTTTCTAAAACAACACTTAAAATAATGGATACTGATGATATTGACCGAGAAAAATATTTTAAATACTATATTGAACCATTCACTAAAAGTATTGTATTTGAACTTGTGAGGTAAAAATGAAAATTTTGAATATCGCAGCAGGAAAACAACAACCTCTAGAACTTCCATCTCATATAAAGGAAGATTCGTTACTATCCAAAAAGCTCCCAAAACATATTATCAATATTGATAATGGTTATTTTGACACAACCCCTGTGGAGCAAATTGAAGTTTTATTAAATAAATCAAAAGTTGGTTTGGGTCAAACATATGAAATAAATTGTCGATATGATATATTTGAGTTCATGGAACGAACAAGAATAATTTTTGATCATGTAGTCATTTATAGATATCTTGAGCATGTTTCTTTTACTCAATTAAATTATTTTATTTATCTTGTATCAACAATAATTCATCCGAAAGGTATTGTAGATATTATCGTTCCAAATTATTTGACATTAGCACATATGATACAACTTGACGATCCATATTCAAAAGATTTTGAATCTTCAAATATTCTTCTTACAACAGAATTGTTAAATGAACCATCTTGCCCTCATGCATCAATATGGACTCCTACACGAGCAAAATATTTTTGGGAACTTGAAGGAAGGTTTGACGTTAGTATAAATGAAATCATTAATAGATTTTCGTTTGATGGAAGAGATATCTATATGAGATTTTTTGCAAGGAGAAAATAGTGACGACAATAAAAATAAGTGACGTCCCCAGTCATACTCATGGAGGGGGAACGTTTAGCCAATCCATGAATATGAGAGTATATAATTCTAATATAATTATAGCACTAGATAAAAATTCTAAAGTCAATGTTCTAAAAAATAGGTGGCGCTGGTCTCATCATGTTGATGATCTTTCATTACATGAAGTGATTGATATATTAACAGAAATTTTAACAAGAAATCTATTTAATAATAGATTAGATATGTTTAGGGAAGGACTGAAAATTGAACTTATTAAATCTATCAATAAAACAATAAAGGAAGGTGTTGCAAATGCGGACGCCATTTAGACAACGAGCAGAAGAGATGGGTCTTCTAGCAATGGATCATAAAGGATTTTACAATTATTCTGATAAATATGGTGAAGTTGTTTATCGCCAATTAACAACAGAACCATATATACGTATTCCAGAAAAAGAAGATTTTGCACATGAAACAGATGGATTAATAACACCACTCATGGCAATTTATACCAAACCAACAGAATGTCTTGGATATATATATTGTGGTTATGTATCAGAAATGTATCAATTTATAGGTAACGATGTTTTAAATCAACAAATAAGAGATGCAATACAGCAAGTAGGAATGCCAATTTTAGAAGAGAATACAATTTTAAGTCCTGATTTATCTCGAATGAGAAATGAGATAATAATAAGAAGTTCCCAAAATGTATCTCAAGTTGGAGACATCTTGCCTGTGATGATTGTAAATAATAGTTATGATGGAACGAAAGCTGCTAGTATTTCTTTTGGTATTTCAACAGTTGTAAATAATAATCGAATTATATTTTCATTTCAACTCGGGGAAATGCGTCAGGTTCATATTGTCAATTCCAGTACGCAAATGTCTTCAGTGATTTCGTCATACCTGAATGTTTTTTCTGAAAATATAGGAACATTAATAGCTCAAAATTTTCAAAGCAGGTTGACAGAAGATCAAATGCTTGGTACCCTAGATTTAATCGAAAGGATAGGTAAAAGAAGGCGAGAAGAAATTTCAAAACTATTACAAGAATTAACACCACAAGTAGAAGGCGAAGAAAAACAATTACCTACTACATGGCAAATGTTTTTAGCAATAGCTAGATATAGTAGTTTTGAACCAAATTTAAATATGAAACGGTTATTGGAAAATGCAGCAGAAAGCGTTCTTGTTATTCCAACAAGAATGTATAATGTTTTAGCACAACTATAATAAATGGAGGTACCCATCTACCTCCATTTTTTTTGGAACAAAAAAATAAAAGGATAGTAAAATGGCAGAGAATGCAAGTAGATATTGGACTCCAAACAGAACATATGAATTTGTACTCAAAGTGGGTAAAAAAGATATCACGAATGATTTACATAAGGTAACAATTTTAACATCAATTGATGTGCCTTATCAAACTTTCGTAATTGATTTAATCTTGGATGCAAATGATTTAATCTTAGATAAAATTTATGGTCAGACTCCTTTAAAACTAACTGCCAATTTACTCGAAACATCTGGTATCCCAATGGAAACTATTGACTTTGATCTTATGTATTTATCTTCAGACATGCCCCTAACTACAAAAGTTGATTTATCAGAAGGGAAACAAAAAGATCGAGTTCCAATTTCAATAGTTACTGTTGCTCGTCAGCCATATAAAACAATGAATACATTTGTAAATGAAATAGTACAAGCTCAAAGGATTTCAGATGTGATTCAAACACTTGTATCAAAATCTGGTGCTACATTAAAAATAGATTCAGCTGGACAAAACTCTGATAAAATAGATCAAGTATTGGTTCCTCCAAGCAGTTTATATAAATGTTTAAAATATATAAATAGAACTTTTGGTATTTTCGATGGTATGCCAGCTATTTTTTGCTCATATGATAATGTAGTTCATATCAAAAACTTAACAGATAAAATGAAAAAAGCACAAGCATTTACAGTATATCAACTTGGTTTAAATATAAATAATGATGATATTATTAAAAAATGTTCTGATGGAAAAAACTTTTATACATTAAGAGATATTGATACAACATATAAAGGCAATTCTGTCTTTGCTGTTTTGGCTCCACAAATAGATTTTGTAGTCAAACCAAGTGATAGATTATTTCATAAAATAAGTGTTAATTTAGAAAATTTCTCAAAAGATTATGGTTTAATTTCAAAATCAAATAAAGTCTTTTTTGATAAAACAGCAATTAGTCCTGACTCACGAATTTCACTATTAAAAGATCATACAGGTTATGAGTTAAGTAGCTCTTTTATTAACTCAAATATATCAAAAAATATTTCTCATATAACTGAAACATCTGTAGCATTAGAACAAAGTCTTCGTCTTTTAAATCTGATGAAAGTTGGAGAATCAGTAGAACTAATATCAGCTACAGCAGAAACAACAGAGATAACCGGAAGATATATATTAAGAAAGAGCGAACTCACATTTTCTAAAATGAGAGATTGGTCAGCAACTGCATTAGTAACTTTGATGAGAACAAATAGAATCTCAACCTAGAAAACATTTTAGAACAAATAATAAAGGATTATAGTATGGCAAAACCTGCACAACTAAAAAGTATGGCAAAGAAATATATAGTGGAGTTCCTACAGTGCAGAGCAAATTTTGAGTATTTCACAAGAAAATATATATTTCTAGAATTACCAGGAAAAGATGTTTTGCTTTCGCCATATAAAAAACAAACTGAACTAATAGATCTTATTGAAGCACAAAGATATGTATTAGTTTTAAAGAGCAGGCAGATAGGAATATCAACCATTATTCAAGCATATGCTGCATGGTTGGCAGTATTTTATAATAACGTTGTTATTGGAATCATTTCAAAAGATGGTGCGGAAGCTACTGATTTTGCAAGGGTCATTCGTGGAATGGTTGAAAAACTTCCAGAATGGATGAAACCTTTAGGTGGTTTATTAGGTCGAGGATTTGCAAAACGAACTGAGCGTTCATTTATTTTAACAAATGGAAGTAAAGTTTATGCTTCACCTGTAAATCCAAATGCACCTGATAAAACTCTTCGTGGTAAGGCAATAACATTATTAGTTATTGATGAGGCAGCATTTGTAAATCATATAAGTTCAGCATGGACTTCAATGGTTCCAGCTTTATCAACAAACCAAATGCAAGCAAGAAAGAAAAATATTCCTTTTGGAACTATTGTATTATCAACACCAAATAAAACAGTTGGAATTGGTCAATGGTATTTTGAAAGATATATGAAAGCTATTTCATCTGAAGATATTTTTAAACCATTTGTAATTCATTGGAAAATGATTCCAGAACTTGCTGATGACCCAGGTTGGTATAAAACTCAGTGTGCTTTATTTGATAATGATCCAAAGAGGATTGCACAAGAGCTTGAGTTAAAATTCTTGCCAACTGAAGGTTCGTTCTTTGAAGCTGAAACTGTAGAGAAAATGCAAGATTCATGTATTAAACCATCAGAAGTAATACAACTATTCAATGGTCAAATATGGAAATTTGCAGAGGCAATTCCGGGAAGATATTATATAATGGGTGTTGATACCGCACCAGAACACGGAACAGATAAATCTGCAATCACAGTATGGGATTATGAAACTCTGGAACAAGTTTGGGAATTTCAAGGTAAATGTAAAGTTCTTGATTTTGTTAAAGTAGTAAAAGTAGCAGCAGCTAGTTATCCAGGATTAATTGTTGTAGAATCAAATTCATATGGAAACCAAGTTGTTGAACATCTAAATGCAAGTGAATATTCTCATATGTTATATAAAGAAAAACGTGGAAAGAATACATTTATTCCAGGATTATCAACGAATACAAAAACAAGACCTCTTATAATTGATGCTTTATATTCATATATGACAGAATTTCCAGAATCAGTCAGATCTGAAAGATTAGCTCTAGAATTGACAGGTTTAGTTTCAAAAACGAGTGGAAAAGTAGAAGCTGATACTGGATGTAGTGATGATATTGCTTTATCAGCAGCAATATGTATGTATGTAAGAAAATATGATCCACCACTAATGATAGGAACTGGTGCTCCATCTGCATTATCTATTGATATGAATGAAGTCATCAATATGAATACTGATGGACCAGCAGTAGAATTTACTAATAAAGATATTATGAAACATGTTAAAAATAAACTTGAGGAATCAACAGGATTTGTAGATACTTTATCATTTTTCAGGGAGTAAATAATGAGTAAGGAATTACAAGAACTATTCTCTACACCAACAGGTTTAGAACCAGAAATAACAATTGCAGGAACTACATTTTATTCATCAAAGAAATTAAAAGATAGTTTTATTATTGCTTTTGGAAAATCATCAAAAGGGAAGCATGTATATCCTGAAATTTCAAAGTTAGTTCAAAAGAATATTGTAATTCCCTGCTATAAGAGTAAAAATGTTATATCATTTATTAAACACAAATTAACTAAAAGTCCTGATAAATATATTTTAGCATTTTATAATTTAACTGAAAGAAAGGTGATAATATTAATTGACAATAGCATTTCTTTATTTGGAACATCATCAAACAATGAATTAATTTCAACCACATTACATGAATGTATGCATTTAGCAGCTGGAAGAAATTTACCAAAATTCATTCAAGTTTTTAAACCATATTTACAAGCATATTACTCTAACTTTTTTAAGGATTATCTTTCATTAGAAGAAGTTTCACCTAAACAGATTGATGAAGTTATTAAATTTCTAGTTAAATATGAGAAACGTGGAACAGAGTATGTTAATCGAGATCTACCCAATTATTTTAAATTTTTATATTCTACATTTGAAGGTTCTAGTAAATTAACAGAGCGTGATCTTAAAATAAGAATAGCTAATAACATAGTTGCAGTAAAATTATTTATTGTAAATATGCAAGCATTATTCAGAAGTAAAGATAAATTTTCTATGCTATTTACTTCATTAAATCGAGCTTATTATGAAGCATTTGGCAAGAAGAATAAATATACTACTCCTATTCAAGAATTGGTTTCATTATCAGAGGTTGCATGTGTATTTTCTGAAATGAGATCAAAAGACCCTGTAGTCAAAGAAATATTAAAGATTGCAGGTTAAGAGGTAAGAGATGCCAGACAAGCCAGTAAAACCACCAGGAAGTATAACAGAACCAGCCGATAAACAGAATGAACGTATTTCGGAAATTAGTAATGTTAATAGTGCAATCTCGAACATGCAGAAAAAGGTTAATCAACAAATAGCAGAAACTGAAGTACAAGTTGGAAGTTATGAAGGTATTGAGGATGTTCAAAATTCAATGATAAAAGTTCTCAGTAGCTTAAATGATACTGTTGGTTCTATAGGATATGGTTTCGCTAAGGTGGCGTCAGAAACTACTAAAGCAAGTGCTGATGCAGTTAAACAATATGGAAAAGCTATAACTGAGGATATTAGTCTAGATAAGAAAAATGTTGTAGCTATGGCACTTGCAAGATCTTCCCCGATCTTTGGTTATTTCGCAGCTAAATTTGTAGAGACTGATGTTTTTCAATCTGCTAAAGAAAAAATGAAATCAAATATTTCTGAAGCATTAGGTGGAGTAACTTCAAAGTTTAAAGAAGGAATGGGTGGGTTAATACGTCGAGCTAAGCGAGCTGGAGAAAAAGAAAAACCTATTAAAGCAGTTAAACCTAAAGAAAAAGTACCAAAAATGCAACATGGTGGTTATGTTGAAAGAGCTGGTATGGCATATCTTCACCCTGCTGAAGTAGTTGTTCCAATTGAAAAAATCCTTGAAAGAATTGATGAAAGTATTGGTGTAGCAAAAGACCTTTCTGAAATATCAAAAAGAGCACAGTTAAGTACACTCGCTAAAATAAGTACTTATGTTGCATCTTCTGAAAAAATGCAGAAAGTGGGTATTTTCAAAGGTTTTATACGAGCACTTAGTCAAGTTCAGAGTCAATATCAAGAACCCGCAAATATAAGAATGTTAAGAGCTGTATTAGCTATCCAAGATAGATTAGGCGCTACAGTCGGAACTTGGCCACAAGTATGGCAAAAAATGTTAGTAGAGCATCCTACTTTCAGGCAAATTGCATTTGCTATGAGAGGGTTAGGAGCAGTATTCTCTTTACCTTATAAATTTGTTTATAGTGTCTTTAAATCAAGAGGTGGATATCAAGCACATCTTTCACGTTCAAGAAATCCATTCCAAGCAATAGGTGAAAATATTGGATTAATCTATGCAGAAGGAATGTGGAGACTTGATAATATAGCATTATATACAAGAGCAACAGCTGAAGCAACTAGAGATTTATCATCAGCATTTACAGGTAAAAAATATGGGCCACTTGAAGGGATTCCAAGTGGGTTATGGTCTCTTTTTGGTCTTGGTGCATCACTAACAAAATTCTTTACAAAAAATCTTACTAAACTAATTCTTGGACCTTTATTAGGTCATAGAGAAGTTAAAAAATTCTTTGGTGAAATAGAAGATTTTCGTACAAAAACACAACTCCTTGCATATCAAGTAATAGATAAACTCTCCCCACGTAGACGCCTAATGAGAGAAGCATATGGTGGTTCTGTAGGTCTTCTTCCTGAAGGTCTTGAAAAAGAAGCAATCAAAGTCAGGGCTCTTCCAGTTTCAGAAATCCATATGGAACGTTTTGCAAAACGATCTGAAAAATATATGATTGATAACAAAAAGAGTCAGAAAAAACTTTTAGGACATACAACTGACTTAGTCAAAGTAGGTGAAGAAGAATATAAAGTAACAAAACGAATGGATCGAAGAGAAAGAAGAAGATCAATTTTTGGTTTCTTTGGTGGAGCTCTTGGAGGCATTAGAAGTCTACTTGGCGGTGGCCTTGGTGCAATTTTACCAATGATTACTAAAGTTTTTCTTCCATGGGCAGGAAAAACTGTTGTTTCCCTCGTGGGTTCTGTTATGGGAAAAATATTTCCAAAAGGTATAGCAACTGCTCTTACAGGTTTATTAACTAATCCAGTTATGTGGGCAGCAATATCAGCAGCAATCCTTGGTACAGTTATTGGAAAAATGCTGGATAAGTTAATTGGAATTACTCCAGGATATAAGAAACATCTAGAACGAATGGATGAAATATCTAGAAAAGCTTCAAAAGAACAAACAGAAATAACTACAGGATTATACAAGAGAGCTCGTGGCGGTGGAAGAAGAGGGTATGAAACTGCACAAGAATTACAATTAAGAGGTAGATTCTCAGCAACAGCATTAGAACGACAAAAAGATGTTGGGAGTGGAAAGGCGCACTTACTCGCCATTGAAAGTGCACAACTTGACTATATGAATAAGAACATTAATGAATATATGCAATATGGTCCTGCTCAAATTGAATCTCTTAGAGGGAAGTGGTTAAAAGAGGGTGGATATGCAGCTAAACGATGGGGTTATGATCCAGCAAAATATGGTGCAGAGAGAGAAGCTGCATTCTTAAAATACTTACAGGCAGAAGGAAAACCATTAACTGAAATGGAGAAAGAAGCTAGCTATCAAGCATACCTATATAAATATGGCGAGAAATATGGAATAATGGATCGCGTTGGCGGAGCAACAATGGATATGAAAGCTCTAGCAAAAGGAGGCGCAGAAAGAGCTCTTGCTGAAAGTAAAGCTATAACAGAAAAACTAAAAGAACAAGGAGAAAAATTTAAAGAAGGCGCAGAAAAATTAGGTAAGGGAATATCTACAAGTGTAAGCAACGCAACAACTACAATGACATCTTCTGTTCAAAATATTCAACATGTTATTAATAACTCAATTCCAAGAACTAAAGATTTATTTTCAGAATATGATCAAGCAGTAATAAGAGGCGATTATATGAGTGAGGATTTTTAAAATGCCAACTTTAGGTTCATCAATAGATTTTATAATTGGACTTCCCCCTGATAATATACACGGGGATACAAATACAGTAATTAGAAACTCAATGCCATTATGCAGAATTTATCCCGGCGTTCCAAGTTTTACCGAGGGTATAACATTATTTAGACGAGTTTCAGCATTCAAAACAGCAGGAAAAAATAAAAATTCACTTTCATATATGAGATTACTTAACAATGAAGGGTTTACTCTAAATCAATTTTCCAATCAAATGAGCCAAGGTTGTATATT